TAAATTTCCGGCTTGCCGTCATTTTCGGTGAGCCGGGAAATAAATTTCAAGAAAAATTTGAAAATCTTGTCCTACTTTGCAAAAAATATATTGACAAATCGCTTGCGATATAATATAATAATCAAGCCTTGTCGGATGACGAGGCTCACATATGGCGGCATAGCTCAGTTGGCTAGAGCATTCGGTTCATACCCGGAGTGTCGTTGGTTCGAATCCAACTGCCGCTACCAATTTTGGCCCGGTGGTCAAGAGGTTAAGACACCGCCCTTTCACGGCGGTAACACGAGTTCGATTCTCGTCCGGGTCACCAGAGCCACCAAACAGATGTCGCAATCGGCAGATCAGAAATTCGTTCGGTCTGGATTCTGACATCTTTATTTTTTAGGACGCGTAGCTCAGCTGGTTAGAGCGCTTGCTTCACACGCAAGAGGTCCACGGTTCGAGTCCGTGCGTGTCCACCAGAAGCAAAAGCCCCGAAAGCGTTGATATACAACGGCTTCGGGGCTTTTTTGTTTTGTAAATCGGCGCGTTTTTATGTTTCTCGTACAACCTCAAAAGACCTGATTTTCCGACGGTTGCTAACAAAAATCTAACAAATTTTTTAGGTCAAATCGAGTTGACGGCGTCCTTGAGCTGTGCCATCTCGATGTGCGTGTAACGCTTGGTCGCCGCGTCGGAGACCTGACCCATAAGCTTTTGGATTCCCCATTTGTCGATGCCGTTGCGATAAAGCATCGACGCGAAGGTGTGCCGCGTGGCGTGCGGAGTCAGGCGCGGCAATCCGAGTGCTTCGAGCGTCGGATAATACCATTGGTTGCGGAAATACTTGTCGGTCACGCGGACGAGCTTACCGCGATATTCTTTGCAGACGATTGTCGGACCGTTCTTGTCGAGCCACTTTTGCAGATACGGCATGACCTTGTCCGAGACTGGCACAATTCTGTTTTTGCCCGCCTCGGTCTTTTCACCGCCGGTCAAGGTGTGGTTTTCCGGATCCCAGCTGAAGCGCGTGAGCGACAGAAACTCGTTTATTCGCCATCCGGTATAGCACATAATCACTATCAGGTCGGCATACATAAAGCCCCTTTCCGCTGCCTCTTCGAGCTTGTGCAGCTCGAGGTCGGAAAAAGGCGTCTTTTCCTTTTCTTCCATTTTTGGCAACGTGGTAAAAGACGCATAGTTTTTTGATATGACATCCGTCTGCACGGCGTAGTCGCAGAGCATTCCGGCAAAAACTTTTGTTTTTTGCACCGAGGACACGGAAAGCCCGTCCTCGTATGCCTTGGTTATCACAGCCTGATAATGAGCTGTCCGCAGGTCTTTTACTTTGTAGTCGCCTAAAACGGAAAGGCGGTTTTTCCATGCGCCGAGATAGGTGTCGCGGGCTTGCTTGGATAAGTTTTGAAACCGCTGAAGCTTGACAAACTCTTCGTATAGCTGCCGGAAAGTCATTTCTTCGGCGGGAGCCGGAACAAGCGCGGTTGACGATTCGTTCCACGCCCCGAGGGCGGTCATTGCTTCGGCGCGCGTGGCGTAATAGCCGATGACCGTTCTTTTTTTTGATATGCTGTCGGCGACGAAGTGCGCCGGAGTCAACGCAATCCACGGTTTGCGCCGTTTGCCGCCGAGTTTGTATACAGACCCATATCCGTTCGGATTTTTCATAAAAAATACCGCTCCTTTGCTTGTACTTTTTCGGAGCGGGTGATATAATATATATATCAACTCACTCTGTCGTAGGTGTGGTTTGATGCTCCGCCCGTCCCTGTTCCCGCAGGGGCGGGCTTTTTTTATTTTATAGGATAAATAGTCACATAGATTTCGGGCTTTCCGTTATCGTCAAAATCGCACTCTTCAACCTTGCCGACGATTCTACTCGCACCTTCGGCGTATTCGATAGCAGCCTTTGGCAGCTCTCCAAAGTCTAAAGGTCCGTCGGTTACGATGTATTTATCATCATCAACAAAGACCCACACGCTATCGCCGGGGCTTAATACTTCGGCATTTCTTGCACGCGAGATGCCTTCGCCGTCTTTTTTGGTAACTCCGATAAGCTTAAATGTCCGACCTTTGAAATAATCCAAGTCCTTATAAAAGCCGATGAGAAAGTATGCATCTTCTGTCGTCAATCGTTTAAGGCAGCAGAGCATTTTATCGCCACGCTCAAGCCAATCGTGAATCATATCCTGCAAGCGTCCTTTGTGCACATACCCTATCTTCTTTCCCTCGAGGTACAGAGCAACGGCACGGGAATCATATTCGTTTTCCGGCTCAAGGACTATATCCAAACTTTTTCCGGTTTTTCCGATTAGGTCTGCAACACCACAAACATCAGGGAGCATAACAAGGTGTGCTTCATAACTATATTTAAGTGCTTTGCCGTCAGTGACATTCGGAAGAAAATGGAAGTTCTGCTTGTCTTTCTCGGGTATAAAAAGCGGACCGGAGCCGGTTTCTGCCGGCTTAACCGGCTCGGAATCCGGCACAGCTCGGTCGGGGATGTCGACGGAATCAATCGCGGCGTCCTTTTTCTTTTTTGCGTGTCTCAGAATCAGGAACACGCAGACGGCAACAGCCACGAGGCCGACCACGATAAGCACCGCAAAAAGAACCGGGTGGGCGCTTTCCTTGATTTTTTCGATAAGTGCCATTATGCCGCCGAGTATAAACATGACCGCGATAATCAACACCCAGTTTGCTTTTTTCTTACCTTTTGCCATTTTTTAACATCTCCTTAGCTTATTTCTCTGATTAACATTTTCGGAACGCCGAGAATATGATACATTTCCAAATCCGCGCCTCGCAGCTCTTTTGGCAGATATTCCGGATTGATGGGGCTGAGTCTTACCATATCATCTGAAACATCGATGCGCTTGAGCGTGGCACATTCTCCGTCATAAATGACCGCTCCGACATCGCCGTTGTGGTCTATGTAATTCTGCTTCAATATAAGCACTATATCTTTTTCCTGATAGAGCGGATACATTGAGTTGCCGCGAACTTCCAAAACGAAGAAGTCTTTTTTGTCTCTTCCTTTCAGATAAGCCGCAGGAACTTCCACAACTGCTCCGTTCCAATCTTCGACCGCGATTTCTTCATATCCGGCAGCAATGCAACCGAGAACCGGGAAAGTCACGACATCATCTGTAATGTTCGGGGAAACAAGGTTAAGCGGGTTCATCGGAACATCTGCGCCCATTAACCACGGTATAGATACATTTAAAGTTTTTGATATTTCTTCAGTTCTTCTTTGTTTTGGTGCGTAGATTCCTTTTTTATAATTGCTTATTGTAGCGTCAGCGACATTCAACGCTCTCGCAAGTTCCGCTGCGGTCATGTTTCTACATTTTAAAGCTTCGTTTAATCTTTCTGCAAAGCTCGGCATATCAATCACCTCGCCTATACAATACCACAAAAACAACGAAAGCGCAAGCAAAAATGAAAAAAACTTTTGAAAAACTTGTGAAAAGTATTGACTTGTGAAAACGCAAGTGATATAATCGAACAAAAAGGAGGTGAAAGCAATAATGTATGATTACTCGAATTTGCTCGGCGCAATGAGGCAAAGAGGTATAACCCAGAAAAGCCTTGCAAAAAGCATTGGAAAAAGCGAGGCGACAATTAACCGCAAGCTCTGCGGTGCCAGAGAGTTCACGCAAAGCGAAATGTTCAAAATACTTGAGATTATGGGCGAGCCGGTCGAAAGAGCCTCATTTTATTTTTTTACTCATTGACTTGTGAAAACGCAAGTTGCAAGCAACAAAAAAGGAGATGAAGAAATGAACAACATATCAACCTTTAACAACCCTGCATTCGGCAGTGTGAGAGCTGTCAGTGTGAACGACGAACCGTATTTTGTCGGCAGAGATGTCGCCGAGATACTCGGATATAGTAATCCGCGAAAAGCAATCGGCGACCACGTAGACGATGAAGATAAAACCGATGGGGTAACGATTCGTGACTCCATCGGTAGGGAGCAAAAACCCATAATCATCAACGAGTCAGGTCTTTACAGCCTTATCCTCTCAAGCAAACTCCCGAAAGCCAAAGAGTTCAAGCGCTGGGTAACGGCGGAAGTGCTTCCGGCAATCCGCAAAACAGGCGGCTATGTCAACGACACGGCACAGTTCGTCGAGAGCTATTTCGGACAGCTCGAACCGAATCAGAAACACGCGCTGACGATGATGTTTGACGAGAGCAAAAGAATGAGCGCACAGCTCAAGGAGCAAGCCCCGAAAGTCCTTTTTGCGAACGCGGTAGAGACGGCACACAACTCGATTCTCATCGGAGACCTCGCGAAAATCATCAGACAGAACGGCGTTGACATCGGTCAGAAGAGACTTTTCGACTGGATGCGTCAGAACGGATATCTCATCAAAGGCGGTCAGAGCAAGAATATGCCGACTCAGAAAGCGATGGATATGAACCTCTTCGAGGTCAAAGAAAGCACGGTGAACAACCCTGACGGATCGATGAGAATCACCAGAACGACGAAAGTCACAGGTAAAGGTCAGACCTATTTTGTCAAGAAGTTCTTGGCTTGAAAAAGGAGCGGAATCAGCATGCGAAAACCTACGACAGAGGAGATCCTCGCCATCGACGGCAGCGTGCCGGTCGAAATGGCGGCGCGGTACCTTGGCCAGTCGAAAGACTTTATTTACTGCGCGATGCAGAAACAGGTCTTGCCGATTGGCACAGCGTACCTGCGCGAAAAAGAGTGGTGCTATGACATCAGACCACAGGCGCTGGTTGAATACAACGAGCACGGTGGAGTGAAGCGCTACATGGCGTTGGAGGACCACCTGAGAAAAGTAATCAGTTGCACGGTTGAAAAACTGTGTTATTGAAAAGAAAAAGAAAGGAAGAAAAGAAAATGATCGAGAGTTTAAAAAAGACCCGCGCGGACTTTGAACGCGCATGCGACCGTCACGATGACGAAGAAATGGCAAGACTGTCCGGCAAGCTGTGCGCAATGCTTGTGCAGAAGATCATGATGGCATTCGGCGGAGTCAGTATCGCCGACAGCGTTGTGATTTTGGCCGCTTGCAAAATTACGGCGACATTTGTAAAGGACGCCGGAGAAAAATTAGGGCTTTCCGCCGAAACGTTGGAAGCGGAGGCGGATGAACTTGCGGAGTTTGTGAACAAAAACGCCACAAGAATAATGGTCGCAAAGCCCGCACGCAAGGAGGCTGACAGCGATGACTAAAGACTTGCTTATCATCGGCGCGGTCGTCGCGCTCGTCGCGATTATGATACTCGCGGCTCTGCCGGAGATAACAAGCGCGATGCCGGAGGTCTATTATGTCGAGCCGACCGAGCCGGAGACGGCGGTGGAGGCAAAGGCGGAAACGGTTTTGCAGTCAACTGCAAGCGTCAGATATGCCCTGACCGCCGCCGAGCGCGACGAAATCGAGCGGGTAGTCATGGCGGAAGCAGGAGCCGAGCCGTATATCGGTCAGATGGCGGTCGCCCAATGTATACTTAACGCCTGCGAGCAGGAGGACAAGCGGCCGCTCAAAATCGTCCGCAGCTTTGGCTACACCGCCGCCCGACCTGAGCCGAGCGACGAGGTCAAAAAAGCCGTCGCCAAGGTTTTTGACGACGGCGAGACTGCGACAGATCGCGAAATACTTTATTTTTATGCTCCGGCGCTCTGTCAGAGTTTATGGCACGAGTCGCAGGCCTATGTCTGCACCATCGGCGGACACAGATTTTTCGAGGAGGCGGCGAAGTGAGCAAAAGCACCTGCATCGCCGTGCTGGTGATGTCGATATTTTGTAGCTTGACGAGTCTGTGCCCGGGCGATGAAAGACACAAAAAAGTGTCCGCTTTTTTGGGCTGGCTTAATGTTGCACTGTGGGTATGCATTTATATTCGCGATATGTTTTGAAAGGAATTGCCATGACTAACGAAGAAGTCAAGCAGGCTCTTGCCAACGGCAAGCCGGTCATATACTTTGTGCCGCTCGTCGGAGACGTCAGATATGACCGAGTGTCGGCGGTTATATATCGCATAATCAACGGTGAGCTCGCAGTCACCGCCGAGCTTGAGGACAGAAAAGGCAGGTCAACGGCCACGGTCCGAATTGACCGCCTGCGATTTGAAAATAAGGAGGACAAAGAAAATGGCACTGAAATTTGCAATCCAAACGGTGTTTGAGATCGCCGTCGTCGTACTTATCATCTACGGCTTTGTCAAAGAGGACAAGCTTATTGCCTTTGAGGACAGAGTCAGAGCCAAAATCAGAGCAAGGAGGAGCGGACACGATGGAGTCACCGGAAAAGACCGCTAACGCGCCGGAGAGCGGGCAAAAGTGGCACAGGAAAAAGATTTGCAAACGCTGTTGCTACTGCCGCAAAATGGACGGAATCGCCGGGTTATGCGGACTTGACCGCGATTACGACAATAAGGCTTGCCACTACACGCTCGACACTGGCAAGTTCCGTGAGATTTCCGCGACGGACGATTACTGTGCCTATTATTTAAAAAAGAAGAGGAGGCAACAGTGCTTTGAACTGTAGCAAGGTCGTTACAAGAGTCGAGATAAGCGGCGCGAAGCCGGTGACGCTGCTGTTTTGTCCGGGCTGTGAGGACGAGTATATCGTGCGGTACACGGACGGCGGAAAAGAAACGGAGTGGAGCTTTCGCGACGGTCGCGAGGCACTGAATAAATACCTTGAGCGAATCGAGCGGGCTTTGTGGCCGAGGCTCGACAAATATGAAAAACGCCCTGCGGTAACAGGACGCCCAAACGATGTTGTTGAAACAACACCAAACACCGCTATCAGTATAACACCGTCGCCCGAAGATGTCAACGGGGGCGCAATATGAAAATACGATCTTACAGATGCCCGAAATGCGGGCGTGAATATAACTTCGCCGACAGCAACAAAACAAGACTCTGCCGCGTTTGCGGGTGCGAACTGGACAGCCTGACTGTCTACTCGACGGACGGCGGGAGCACCGAAAAAGACCAGGCAAGCGCGACCCGCCGCGAAAACCGCGAAGCGGAGGAACAGGAGGCACTTTTTGTGTGGGCGGAATACCAGTCCGCCGCACACCCGAAGCTGAAGCTTTTATACCACATCCCGAACGAAGGCAAGCGTAGTGTCTCATACGGCGCCGCGCTCCGGCGGCAGGGAATGAAAAAGGGCGTGCCTGACCTCTGCCTGCCGGTCGCCCGGGGAAAATACCACGGCTTGTATATCGAAATGAAAGCCGGCCGAAACAAGCCGACGGTCGACCAGCAGTGGTGGCTTGAAGCGCTTGAGCGACAGGGTTTCCGTGCCGTGTGGTGCTCCGGCTGGGAGCGGGCGAAGGAAGAAATATCGGAATATCTGAATTTAAAGGAGACAGAAAAATGACAGAGCTAATGAAAAAGGCAATAGCCAAAATCGACGCCGAGGGCGAAAAGGGTGGCACGAATCAGAAGCGCATAGCGCAGTATATCATCGATGCGCTTATAACCGACGATATCAGTGCGGGCAAGGTCGCGGATGGGAAAAAGAGCCTTGCGGACTGTGTGAAAGCCGTGACAGGAAAAGCAAGAAAGCATGCCGAGAACGGCTGCGCGATGGTCGAAGATGAAACGGTCTACTCTTGGATTCGCGAATATTACGGAATCGCCGAAGAGCCGAAGACCGACAACATTATCAGCCTTGACCTTGCGGATCTGCTGTGAGGTGGCAATATGGGACAGAAAGCGAAGAAAATCACCGAAGAACAGTATCGGCACGCAAAAAAAATGGCTTTTGCCAAGTCGATTTACGGCCTGCCGAAAAAGGTAGAGAAGTGGATTGATGAGTCTGTCTTGACATACAGCCGCTATCTTTTCACATACCGAGAAAAAGGAAAAAGGTACGGATATTGCACACACTGTCACCAAGATGTGGTGCTTGAGCTCGGCAGAACCTTCACGCCGGCCGACGAAGAGAACATCTATCGACGGCATAAGGAAATAGGCTTCTGTCCTGCGTGCAAGAGTCCGGTGCAGTTCCGCGACATGGGGCGAGGCCGGGGAAGATTGGTCGACGAAGAATATGTCGTTTTTTCCGACAAGTTGAGAGACGGCGGCGTGCTTGTTCGAGCGGGCTTTGTCCGCCGAGATTACAGCGAGGAAATTAGAGACGTCGGCACCGATTTTTTTGAAAGATACCGAATCTACTACAACACCGATGTAGATGTCGCCTGGAATAAAGTTTATCCATATTATGGCGGCTACAATTGGGGCAGGATGACGACCATACCCGAGCCGAGTGCGGGTCAGCCGTATTATACATCCGAAAAAAACTATATTTATACAAGATATTACGGATTTACCGACGAGATTTTCAAAAAAACAAATTTGAAATATGCGCAAATTGAGACGGTCATGTCAGACAGCAGATATGTCGAAGTTTGCAGCTATCTTGATCGATTTGTAAAAAACCCGGAGCTTGTGGAAAAACTTGTTAAAGAAGGCTTTTTGGTTTTTGCCTCGCATCAATATTGTCAAGCACAAATAAACAGACGGGCAAAGACAGTGTCCGCCGCCCTCGGTCTCAACAAGAAAGAGCTCCGCGAGCTTGAGGATAAGACTGACACAAGCGTGAAATACGCGCAAATCGCGAAAGCGTATGGAATCACTCCGGCGCAGGCGAGGAAATATGCCTCATATGGATCGACAAGTATCGAAAATGTCGAGAAGCATTTGCCTTTCAAAAAAGCGGTTAAATATCTCGACAAGCAGGAGGAAACGATATACACGCTTTGCGACTACTGGCGAGATTGCGAAAAGCTGAATCTTGACCTTAGCCGTGAGGATATCCTTTTACCGCCGGATCTCGCGCAGGCGCACCGGCGCACAAACGAAGCCCTTGCGGAAGCAAGACGCCAAAAGGAGCTTGAAGAGACGCGCAGAACGCAGGAAGAGTTTGGGAAGCGGCTCAAAAAGCTCGAGCGGGACTTTGATTTTGAAAGCAGCGGCCTGTTGATTCGCCCGGCGCGAAGTCACGCCGAGCTAATCGACGAGGGAAGCGCTCTGCATCACTGCGTCGCGACATATGCCAAAAAACACCTGAGCGGGCAGACGGTTATCTTTTTTATCAGAAAGAAAAGCGAGCCGGACAAGCCTTTTTATACATTGGAATATAACCCGAAAACCGAGAGCATCGTCCAGTGCCGTGGCTTGCACAACTGCGGCAAGACTCCGGAGGTCGAGGCTTTTGTCGAGGCATGGAGCGGGTACATTAGAAATAAGAAAAAGAAAAGTCACGCGGCAGCGTGAGAGAGGAGAAACATATGAACGAAGTAATCAGAAGCATGGAACTCAGCGGGAACCTGAGCGAGGAACAGAACGAGGCGTTAAATCTCCACTACGAGATAATCGCAAAAGGCAACCTTGCCGCGTCCGCTATGGTGGACTTTTGTCAGAATCTTAAAAGGATGCGCGACGAGCGCAAATATCTTTTGCTCGGACACGAGACATTTGAGGAGTATGTCGAGCAGGATGTCGGGATCAAGCAGCGACAAGCCTATACATATATACAAGCTCTCGAGTCGCTTGGCGAGAAATATTTGCAGTCGAATGCAAGTCTCGGCATCTCGAAGCTCGGAATGCTCGCCGCCTTGCCGTGGTACGAACGCAGGGAGGTCGAGGAGAACAACGATGTCGCGGAGATGTCCACCCGCGAACTGAAAGAGACCATCAGCAAGCTGCACGAGGCGCAGGAGCAGTTGACGCTTATCACCGCCGAGCGCGACGAGCTCGCGAAAAGCAGCCAAGAGCACGAAGACCTTTCCGACACCGTCCGCCGCCTGCGCGAGGAGCTAAAAGCGGCGTCCGAAAAGCCTGCCGCGACGGTCATGCGCGAGCCGACCGCCGAAGAGATAAAGCAGTACACCGTCGACGCGATAGAAAAAGAGCGTGCAAAGGCGAAAAAGGACAAGGAGAAAGCGATCGCCGAGGCCGTGGAGCGGGTGCGCGATGCTGCCGAGAAATCTGCCGCCGACGAGCTCGGCAGGAAGACCGAGGAGCTTGAGAAGAAATACAAGGCGGTGCTCGACGCCGCCGAAAAAGAGAAAAGCGAGCTGACCGGACGGCTGGAAAAGGTCGAAAAGGACGCAAAGCTCACCGCCTCGCCGGAGGTCGCAAAATTCAGCGTCTACTTTGACAACATACAGAAATATATCAATGTCATGCGCGACATTATCGCGTCGATGGACGACAAGACCACCGCCGCCAAGCTTCGCGACGCGATGCAGAAGCTCGGCGCGCTGCTGCAGGAGGGTTGAGTATGGACGTAAAAGAGGTATTTGCAAACAGGCTTAGGGAGTTGAGAATTGCCAAAAAGCTTTCACAAACAGAACTTGCCGAAAAATTTGGGGTACAACGGCAAGTGATAAGCTACTATGAAAACGGAAGCCGGACGCCTAATATTGATTTTATCTATAAAATCGCGCAATTCTTTAATGTATCAACCGACTTTCTTCTCGGCTACGATTACCACGGCGCGCAGATTGAGGCGGTTAAGTGCATAATAGATTTTTTATCCGATGTACAAAGGATGTGCACGATAGTGAGTTGCGTGGACTGCAAGTGCTCTTCCTTTTGCTACATTAATTATGACATTTCAAAAGAAGAACTTCATCGGTTTGTCAAAGAAGTCGGCAAGTGGACGATGGAGCACCCGCTTAAAACTTATGCGCGAGATTTTTTTGAGAAGTTTCCGAAAGCAAAGCCGGATAAAGAAGGTGTGCCGAGGATATGCCGCGCCAACTGCTACGGCGGGAGTTGCCAGCACTCCCCTGTTTCCGAAGTGGGTCGGGCACCGTGTAAAGCTTGCTGGAACGAGGAAATGGAGGCGGCGGACGATGAATAAAAAGAAAGCCGGAATCCTGATGTGCACACATTTTAACTGCGATCACCGTCGCGGGAATTACTGCTGTTTCCAGTGCCAGAAAATTGGCACTTGTAAGAACCCTTGTTACAACAGCCCGCTGAAATGCGGACTGGCAAAGGAGGTAAAGAATGAGTGATTATATCGACCGCCGCGGCAAGCGAACACTTGCAAATTGTTTGCTTGTCAAAAAGCAGGTTAAATTAGGTGTTGGCAAACCTGAACAATACTACAATCTTAATAAATGCTTAGGTTATGCAAGGGGTGACAATGATGATGAGCCCTGCGAGCAATGCAAAAGATGTAGGTTTAATTTAAGTTTAGAGGAGAGTTGATAATGGCTGATGCAGACAGATGTATATGCTGCGGCGAGATAATCCCCGAGGGACGGCAGATATGCCCGCAATGCGAACGCAAAAGATACATCTACACTATCCCCGATGTCCCGCCGTCACTCAACAAGTTCGCCGGGCGCGGATCCGCACAAGGCAGAAGATGACAGCTTTTCAAATGTTGAGCTTCAGCTTTGCGGGAGCTATGACAAAGAAAACCCACGAACAAAAATAACAGTAAAGGAGCTTTAAAAATGGATTGTAACAAAACAATAAACTTTTTACACGAATTCAAAAGACTTTGTCACTCACGTGATGAGTGCGTGGCTAATGCGGCTAATAAAGAGGATTGCCCGATGTTTGGGGTTTGCAGTCTCACGCATTCAAAACTCTGTGCCGAAGTTATTAAAACGGCAATCAAAACTGTGCAAAAATGGAGCGACGAACACCCGAAGAAAACATACGCACAGGACTTTTTGGAGAAATTTCCAGAAGCGCAGAAAAGTTGGGGCGGAGCCCCGTTTGTGTGCAGAAAAAGAATCTACGGTGGAATACACTCGGCAACATCTGAGGACTGCGATGACACGAAAGCCTGCTATAGATGCTGGAACGAGCCAATGGAGGAATAACAATGGATAACGAACCCTTTTACATCGAAAAACGGAGGTGCTTACGATGTTTGAGTTTGAGTTTGAGTCGCAAAGAGAGCCATTGAGAAGGTGCCCGTTTTGCGGAGCACCGGCAAAATATGTGGCGACAGCGTCCACCGAAAGGGGCGCGATTAGAGGCTGGGTGTTCTGCATCAAATGTCAAGAATGTGGAGCTTCCATTCCGAAAAAATATAAATTTGAACTTCAAATCAATTCCGACGGTGGGCTTTTGGTGGGCGTCGACGAGCGCGATGAGGCAAAAAAGGACTGGAACGTGCGGGCGGATGACATCGATTTAATAAAGCAGAAAGGAACTTTTTATGAAAATCAAAAAAATTATAAGTCTGTGCAAGGCGAATAAGCACATATCGCTGTACGATATGGCAACGCAGATGCTCGGCGACGGTCTCGCCGCCTACTATCTTAACGACTGCCCGGTGTTTTCAATCGACTCGCTTATGACATCTTTCGATATCACACCGACGCAGGCGGACAAAATCGTGCAGCGGTACACCGCCGAGCCGCCGGAAGCGTTTTTGAAGATGGTCAAAGACGAATTTGACGGAGAAGAGTGCTGCGATCCTCTGCCGATATCTCTGCGGATAGGCTCTTACGACTATATACCATATAAGACTTCGGCCGGAATAGAGTTTGTCGAGTCAAAATATCTCGAGCCGCTTGATGTGGACGAATTTGAATTGTATTACCGTCAGACCGAGTCCAGCGCGTTCTTCGCGGCAAAAGCCGGCTTCTTTGTGATGGCGATTATCCCGATAAGTACAACGCGGGTGCTAACGGAGAAGACGGTCAACTATCTCGACGAGCTTTCGTCGATGAGTTCAATAAAATACGAAAATCTGAAATGAGGATGTGAAAAGCGGTGCGAGTCAAGAAACGAATATTTTCCGGCGCGGTTTGCGAGCAGGAAGTCTACACGGTTTCTGACCGCACCGCCAATGTCGCAAAAGCGCAGTACAAGCCAGTGCTCCGCACGGACGAGGAGCGCGAGCGCCACAATCTGATGATAGCAAGGCGGAAGCACGCGCGAGTTTTCAACGAGAATTTCTCGCCGACTTCCCTTTATTCCACTCTTACCTTTGACAATGACCACGAAGTGCACGATTGGGGCGAGGCGCGCCGGTTGCGTACATTATATAAACGCAGACTACAATACGCGTGTCCTGACGCAAAAATCAATCTTTATATGGGACGCGGCAGAAACACAAAGAGAGTACATTTCCACATGGTCTCCGACGGCGTGCCGGAAGAGGTCATAAAAGCGCAGTGGATCTACGGCGACATCGCGCAGATCGAGCACCTGCGCAAGCACAACTATTATAACGGTATAGACCACGGTTGCGATTACACAGGTCTTGCCAATTACTTATTCGACCATTGGACGCCCGAGCAGGGCACTAAACATAGATATTTATCAACCCGCAACATGCGGCAACCTGACAGCGAGGACGCAAAGGTCGCGCTCCGGAGCTACAGCCCCGACAACCCGCCGATCGCCCCGAAGGGCTATCGCCTTGTCGAGTGCATTCAAAACAGATTCGGATATATGTGTTTTAAATACATAAAGGAGCCCGAGGACGAGCCGCCGAATCGACCGAGAAAAAGGAAAAACTGCTGACGGATGTCAGCTTTTTAAAGCCTTGTAAATGTGTCAAGTTTCACGACGAAGAGGAGGAAAAAACAAAATGAGCAATGGCGAGTGGACGGTACTCGGAATTTTTATCGGAGTCTTAGTCGGCACAAGCGTGTACAACACACTTGTACTTAACAGACTGCCAAAAACTGCGAAATGGAACGAGGTAAAGTTAGCCAATCCGTATAAATGGGCATTCAAATGCTCAAATTGCGGAGAAATACAAATTTGCGGAGTTGATTTATGTGAATATGAAGACGAGCGGCCGGATTGGGATCCGATAAAAGCGAGAGGCTTGCATTACTGCCCCCACTGCGGAGCAAAAATGGACGGAGGTAAAAAATGAGTGATTATATCGAGCGTGATTTGCTTTTGGCAGAAATAAAAGAACTTAAAAAGTCTCCGTGGTATAACGGCGGTTATGGAACTTATGAAAGAAATATCCGCCGCGAGGCAATCGACATTATTGTAGACCTTTGCATAAGGCCAGCTCCTGCCGCAGATGCGCAAGCTGTTAAACACGGCGAATGGATTAAGATGTCCAACAACCCTGACGATGGTAATTATTATTGTTCTGAATGTCATCACAGTATAGACATCGCGACTGGAAGAGAAACACCAAGAGACCGTGGTTTCTTTTATTGCCCGCACTGCGGCGCGAAAATGGAAAAGGGGGAATCTTTACGACAGTAGTGGAATACATAAACCGGATTCGACACATGAACAACGAGCTGTCATTCAAACAGCGCCAGCGCGAGGAACTGCTTGATGTGCTCACATCGATTACCGCGCCGCAGGGCGAAGCCATACAAAAAACAGCAGATGACAAGATGAGCCGCCTAATTTCGCAGTATGTGGATTTGGGCGAAGAGATCGTGGAGCTTTATCGGCGGAAGTTTGCCGCAGAAACCGAACTTCTGTCGCTTACGCGTCAGCTCCCGCCGCAGTGGGAGGAGTTTGTGCTTTTGAGATATTGCAGGAATATGAGCATTGAGAGCATAGCGGAAGAAATGGGATATTCCTGTGAATGGTGCTGGAAGACCAACCGCAAGGCGAACGAAGCCCTGGAAATTTTGATAAACTCTAAAAGTGTACAGGAAAATACAGAGAAATACAGTTAAGGTCTGTGGTATGCTGTAGAAGTAAAAATAGACAACAACACCTATCTGGTTTTTCTTTTCTCCTTTCTTCCCGCCTCGCCCTGCGGCGGGTTTTAATAGCAGGGCTTTTATATGGTGGCATACGGTTATCTTCGGGGCTGATGCACCCCGAAGGCGCGGTTTGACTCCGCGCGCTGCGACACCTTCATTTGACGCACCTCTCTGTGAGCCGGGAGGTGCGCTTTTTATGTCCTTTTAACTCAACAGGCAAGAGCCCGATCGTATGACATTTCGGGACGCCGGTCCGAGTCCGGCAAGGGACAGACGCGGGCGCACTCCTTCGGGGGTGCGCTTTGCAGTCAACTGCAAAGGAGGAGCAGGATGTTTTATAAGCTCTGCGCCAAGTGCGGCGCAGTCATACCGCTCGGCGAGACGTACTGCGCCGAATGTAAGCCGGAGAGAAAAGCAACAAGAGAAGAGCTCGAGATTGACGACAGCGAAGAGATGGATGCCAAGGCGGAAGCCTTTTACAACTCGCGCCAGTGGCGGAGATTCCGCCAAGGCATACTCGCACGAGACCACTATCTGTGTGTTAACTGCGCGGCGAACGGTCGCTTGTCAGTGGCTTCGGATGTGCATCACATCGTCCGCGTTAAGCAGGATTGGAATAAGCGATTCGATCCATCAAACTGCATATCACTGTGCAAGGCGTGCCACAACAAGGCAGACCGAGCGGGCGTGTCTCTGCCCCACGGGGGTGTGAAAAAAGTTTGACGCTTTTGCGGTAACCCGTCGCCGACCTACCTCTTCGCAGCAAAAACGCCGAAAATGAAAATCAAAAGGAGTGAGAGCATGGCAGGGCGGCCAAGACAGCCGATAGACCTTCTCGTGATGAACGGAAAATCGCACCTCGGGAAGGACGAAATTGAAGAGAGACGAGCAGCAGAAGTGACCGCGCCGTTCACGAAAATTGAACCGCCGGATTGTCTCTCGAAGAAACAAAAAAATAGATTCAATTATATCGCCCGGCAGCTCGCCGACATCGGATTGTATGCTGATATCGACGCCGAGTCGCTCGGGCGCTACATAATTGCCGAGGAAACTCTGCAGAAAATCCGCAAGCGGTTGAAGAAAGAAATGCCGTTTGAGCAGTACGAAAAAACGCTGAATTTGCAGGCAAAATACCTCAAAATTTGCCAGCAATTTGCGGCCGACTTCGGCATGACCGTATCGAGCAGGTGCAAGCTTATTATTCCGCAGAAGCCGAAAGAGCCGGCGAACAAATTCGACCTTTTCGACGCGGATGAGCGCGGTGATGAGAGTGCAGGATAGAGCTACTTTGCACGCTGAGCGGGTGGTCTCCGGGCAGGAGCCGTCCTGCCTGACGCACCGAATGGCGTGCGAACGGCACCTGAACGAGATCGCTAAGCAGGGCACGAAAGAATTTCCGTTTGTGTGGTGTCCGGAGAAGTCCGAGAAGATACTGCGATATGCTGAAATGCTGACGATTGCCGAGGGCGCGCAGCCACGCCCGGTTCGGCTGCACGACTTCCAGTGCTTTGACCTGGGCGTGCCGTTTGGCTGGGTGCATGCCGAGACGGGCTTCCGGCGCATCCGCCGAAAATATAAATCCGTCGCGAGACAGAACGGCAAGACCTTTGAAAACGGAATCACCGGATCGTACATCGCAAACTGGGGCGGATATAATTTTGGCAAGCTTTTCACGGCGGCGACGAAAAAGCGGCAGGCGAGAATCGCGTGGGAAGAAATCCAGAAATTTATAACGGTCGACAAAGACCTGCAGGCGCTGTTTGACGTCAAGGATTATAAGAGTCTTATCATTGCCAAACGCACCGGATGCACGATTGAAGCGCTGTCGAGAGAGAGCGGGCTTGACGATGGTTTCCGCGCGATCTTCTGCTCGGTCGATGAAATTCACCAGCACAAGGATAACGGCATTTACAAAGCCTTGTACAACGGTCAAGCCTCGCTTGACGAAGCTTTGATATCGATGATAACCACTCGCGGAAAAAGCTTGAACAGCTTCTGCCGCGAGATGGACGATTATTGCCTGCAGATACTTGCCGGTACGGCGGAAGCCGACGACTTTTTTGTTGACATTTACACACTGGACAAAGAGGACGACCCTTTTGACGAGAGCGTGTGGTATAAATCAAATCCGCACCTCGTGACAGTACCGAGCGCGCTCGAACAGCTCCGCCGCGATGCGCAGACGGCGAAGCAGATGGGCGGCTTTGAAATGTCCGACTATATGACCAAGCGCCAAAACCTGTGGTATGAGTATGGCGACACACAGTACATCACGCCGAACGAATGGAAGCTCGGACGGACAGAGCTGACGATAGAGAATATGCGCGGACGCAGATGCTTCGCCGGGCTTGACCTTTCGAGCGGCGGCGATCTGACCTCGCTTGCGCTGCTCTTTCCGCTTGACGATGGGAAGATATATGTCTGGTCACATTCCTACATTCCGGCCAAACGACTTGAAGAACATATCATTACGGACACCGCGCCGTATGATGTGTGGGCAAAGTCCGGCTTGCTTACGCCGTCCGAAGCGGTCGGCGGTCTGAAAAACGACTATCTGCAAATCGTAGCAGATCTGAAAGAACTGCAGGAAAAGTTTGAAATCAACATCGCCTGCATCGGATATGACCCGCACAATGCGGACGCATTTTTGGAAGAACTTGATACGCTCGGCGCGCCGTTGCTTGAAGTTAAGCAGTCGGCGCGTTTTCTGTCGGACACGACGGTTGACTTTGCACTTGAGGTCAAGGCCGGAAATGTGCTTTACGACCAGCGGAACGCGCTGATGTCGTGGTCTATTGTCAACGCGAAAAAGACGAAGAACTCTTTCGGCGAAATCAAAGTCGACAAGGAAGTAAACGCACGGCACGCGCGAATAGATGTCGTCGACGCTATTATCGACGCGCATGTCGCGTATCGAAAATCCAGCAAAGAAGAGACACCGGACTATGAGACGGTGGTCGAAGATTATTTGAAGAAAATGGGGTGGGCTTGATGCCATTGTTTAAGAAAAAAAGTGCAAGCGACCAGCAGACGGTCGAGCGGCAGGCGCTGCTTGATTTTCTCGGCATAAGCGACGACGGCGAGGCTCTGGGCGAGGCGACATATTTTGCCTGTATAAAAATCCTGTCAGAAGCTATTGGAAAGATGCCGTTTAAAATCATGCGCACGACATCCGGCGGCGGAATCGAGACGGCAAAGAAGCACGAGCTTTACCGTCTGCTTGCGATCCGTCCGAATCCGTATATGACCGCCACGCACTTTTGGTCGACGGTCGAAATCAACCGAAACCACTACGGAAACGCGTATGTGTGGATAACGGGAGCGGGCAAAAACACAAATCTGTGGTGCCTGCCGCCGGAGAGCGTGGAGATATACTGCGACGATAAAGGAATCTGGAACAGAAAGAAAGGTGCTATCTGGTATCTTTTCCACAATCCGAAAAGCGGCGAGACCGTCAGGATTCCGCACGACAGCATTATGCATTTCCGCACGTCCGTTTCCTTTGACGGCGTCGCCGGGCTGAGTGTCCGGGATCAGCTGAGCACCACGCTCGGTGGGAACATGCGCGGGCAGAAGATGCTGAACGAGATGTACAAGAACGGCTTTACCGCGAAAGCCGTCCTGCAGTATACCGGCAACCTGAACGACGAACTCGAAAAGCGATATACCACGAAGATTGAAGAGTATATCACCGGAAAGGTCGACACGGTCAAAAACCTTGTGCCGATTCCGGCGGGCTCGACCATCCAGCCGCTGAATATGAAGCTCGCGGACAATCAGTTTATCGAACTGAAAAAATACTCGGCGCTGCAAATCGCCGCCGCCTTTGGAATCAAACCAAATCAGATCAACGACTATGAGAAAGCAAGCTACGCCGCCGCAGAGCAGCAGCAGCTTGCTTTTTACATTGACACGCTTTTGTACATTTTGAAGCAGTACGAGGACGAGGTCACGTACAAGCTTTTGAGCGACGAAGATATCGCGAGCGGGTATTTTGCAAAATTCAACGCGGCCGTTATTCTTCGCGCCGACTTTAAGACACAGCTCGAGGCGATGGCAACTGCAGTACAAAACGCCATTTACACACCAAATGAGGCGCGTGCCTATTTGGATAAAGGCGAGCGTCCTGGCGGCGACCAGCTGATTTGTAACGGATCCATGCTGCCGCTGACGCAAGCCGGAATTCAGTACGCCAAAGGAGGTGAAAAAGATGAAGATTGACAAATGCGCCATTGTCAAGAGCCTTGACCTTGACGATGACAAAATGGCGAAAATCAACGCCTGCACGCTGAAAGAGCTGACCGCCGAAGAGGTTTTTGCCTTTAAGATGGTCGCTTGCGACAACGAGATTGACCGTGACTATGAGGCATTTTCCGGCGAGACGCTTGAGCAGCTTGCCGAGCTGTACAAAGGCAAGACCGTTATAAGCGATCACAATCCGCAGAGCACAAATCAGTGCGCACGGATTTTTGACGCGGAGGTTATCACCAGTCCTGGCGAGACCACCAAGACCGGCGAAGAGTATAAACAGCTTGTTTTACACTGCTATTGCATTAAGACAACGAGCGGGCAGCTCATCGCCGAAATCGAGGGCGGCATCAAAAAGGAGTGCAGCGTCGGGTGCAGCGTCAAGTCTGCGCAGTGCTCTATCTGCGGCGGCGACGCCAGACGGTGCGCGCACTATCGCGGCAAACGGTACGACGGTGCGCTTTGCTTTTATAAGCTTGTCGGCGCGGTCGACGCTTATGAGGTTTCTTTTGTCGCGGTTCCCGCGCAGCGCGCGGCGGGCGTGACCAAAGAGTTCGAGGGCGAGAAACCGCCCGAAGGAAAAGAAAAGTCCACAGACTACACGGATGCCATACGCATCCGTGAAAATTTTATCTACACGGAGGAATCAAACGATGAATAAGAAAATGAGAGATCTGCTTGCCAAAATCAAGTCCAAGACCGAAGAGGCAAGGCAGCACAATGAGGCGGGCGAGGTTGACCTTGTCAAGGCTTGCCTCGACGAGGTCGACAACCTCAAGGGCGAGTATGAGACCGAGAAGCGACTTTTTGAGGCGGAGCAGGACGAGCTCGACCCCGAGGGGCACGGCGACAACGGCGGTGCAGATCTCAGCGAAGAAAAGAGCTTTGTCGAATATCTGAGAAAGGCGGCCTCGGCGGGAATGTCGCAGGGCTCGAACGGAGCTATCATCCCGAAAACGATCGCAAGCAAAATCATAACCGATATCGTCAATGTGTCGCCTATCATCGAAAAGGCGACGAAGTATTACACCAAGGGTGCGCTGTCGATACCGGTTTACGGCACCGACTCGGACGCGGATTCGCCGACCGGTGACATCGCCGCAGCCTATCAGGGTGACGAGTTCACCGCACTGACCGCAGGGCAGGGCAAGTTTACAAGTGTGGACCTGTCCGGTTATGTTCTCGGCGCTCTGACTGTCATTTCCAACAAGCTTATCAACAACACCGACATCAATATCGTCGCAAAGGTTGAGGAGCTTATGACCGAGGCTTTCCGCGTCAAGCTCGAGCGTGAGCTTATCCACGGTACGAGCGGCAAGATGACCGGCGCGGTCTCGTCCACCAATAAGATGACCCTGACCACCTATACGCTCGCGGGTATCACCTTCGATGTCCTTATCGAGCTGCAGGCGATGATACCGCAGATTTATCAGTCCAATGCGATGTGGATTATGAGCAACAAGACCTTCACCGCGCTCAGAAAAACCAAAAATTCACAGAACGACTACATCATGAAGGACATCGAAAACGGCTTCGGCTGGAAGATACTCGGATCTCCTGTATACCTCTCCGACGCTATGGACGAGGCGACCGCGCAGGAGGGTTTCCCCGTCCTCTACGGCGATTTTTCGGGCATGGCGCTGAAAATCGCGAAGCAGCTTGAGCTGCAGGTGCTTAACGAGAAGTATGCCGACAAGAACGCAAAGGGCGTTGTCGGCTGGCTCGAGGCAGACTCCAAGGTCGAGAACAATCAGAAGATTGCTGTCCTGCAGTCCGGCAAGCAGAACGGCTGAGGCGGTGTAAACAATGGCCGTATCACTGGCGGAGGCTAAACGCTTCCTGCGTGTCGATGACGATGTCGACAATGCAATGATAAAAGGCTTTATCGACGCGGCCGAGAAATTCCTCTCGGCTGCCGTCGGCAGCGACTGCGACCTTGAAGATCCGCGCGCACAGTTCCTTGTGCTCGTCGCCGTGCGTGATATGTACGACGGCGGCGAGCTAAACCGCACGGTGTCGGCGAACACCGAAAAGCTTTTTAACAGCTTTGCACTGCAGCTGAGAACGGAGGCAGGAGCCGATGTATCTGAAAAACAGAATTGAGGTCGCCTATATCGACAAGAGCGGGCAGGACGCCGACGGTTACGAGAAAAACACCGAGCGGCGCCTGCCGTTGTGGGCGCACGCGGAGTCGTCGAAGTCGAGCGAGTTTTATGAAGCGGCGCAAGCCGGAATGAAAGTCGAGCGGGTCTATGTCGTGCGCTCGCGGTCTTTTGACCGCCGCAGTAAGTTTGTCTACGACGGCGAAACAAAACTGCAGATAACGCGCGTCTATGACCGCCTCGACGGTCTGATGGAGCTGCACTGCTCCGACATGAAGGTGGACTGAATGGGAAAGTTTGATTTTGAAATAGATCCGGCTTTTTTGCGAAGTCTCGGCAAGCTGGCGGAAGTTGAGAAATACGCTCCGCAGATGATTGACGCGGCAACTCCGATTTTAGAGAAAAACATAAAATCGGCACTTGCCGGACATCGGCGAACTGGCACGATGGTCAACAGCGTCAAGCGCACACGCGCGAAGAAAGCCAAGAACGGAACATATCTCGCGACAGTCAGACCGACCGGAATATCTAAAAAATACATCGACAAGCACGGCAAGGTTAAAAAGCGAAAGACACCTGTCCGCAATATGGAAATTTTGGCGCACTTGGAATACGGTACAAAGAACCAAGCACCGACACCGCTGCTGACCAAGGCAGTGAATGACTGCCGCGCGGAATGCGAGTCGGCAATGGCGGAAGTGTTTCGGCGTAAATCGGGGGTTGAAGGATGAATGTGAATCAGCTGATAAGGGCGGCACTCGGCGATATGGGAATGAAAATCTATCCGAATTTTTATTCCGGCGACGATGAGGAATATATCACTTTTTCCTATCTCGACGAGCGGCCGGAGTTTTGGGCGGACGATGAGCCGATATATGACGGTACATATGTGCGCGTGTCGCTGTGGACGCGGAACAATCCGCAGAAATACAAAAAGCAAATCAGAAAACGGCTCCGCGCGGCGGGCTTTACGGTCACGTCGACTGCGGAGTTGTACGATGAAGAAAAGAACTATGTCCAAATCGCGGTTGATGCCGAGATTGAGGGCGTAGTCAATGACGAGGAGGACGATTAAAAAATGGCACAGTTTAAAGCATCTCTGCCTGTTTTTGCGCCGATAAAGTCAGAGACTGACTCGGCGATAACCTACGAAAACGGTGCTTTTGTCGGCAAGATGGTCAAGACCGAAGTCAAACCGAACAAGGTCGAAGGCTCTCTCTATGCCGACGACGCGCTGGCGGAGTATGAAACAGAATTTAAAGATGCCGACATCACTCTTGAGACATCAACGATTCCGGTTGAAGTTTTTGTGAGCATGTTCGGCGAGACCAAGACGGAGGGCACCGGCACGGGCACACCGAAGCCGACCGTGCTGACCTCAAAGGCGAGCGACGCGCCGGTATACGGTGGCTACGGCTTTGTTTCCGTCGAGGTCGTGGACGGCGTCAGAAAGTATCTGACTTATGTTGTCCACAAGGTCAAATTCTCGCTCCCGAGTGAGACGCACACCACCAAAGGAGACAACATCACCTTTAACACATCGTCGCTCGAGGGCAAGGCTATAGCGGACAAGTCCGGGGCATGGCGCACCAAGACCTATTACACCACCGCTGCCGAGGCGATCGCCGCACTTAAGACCAAGTTCGGGATCACGGTCTCCGACACATAAACCAAAAAGGAGGAGCGGGCGAGGAAACTCGCCCGCGCGTCTATTTATGAACGCTATTATCTGCGAAACAAAAGAAAGACGGGTTCCGCTGACTATCGGCGGAAAGACATATAACGTCGCTCTGACGCTTAACTGCATCGAGCAACTGCAGGAAAGATACGGCGAGCTTGAGAATGTCTTTGGAGCGTCGAGTGAGGTCAAACAACTTAAGTGGATCCTTGCCGTGCTTATCAACGACGCGGTCGATGCTTACAACGACGACCACGATGTTAAGCTCGAGCATGTCACCGAGAGCTATATCGGCAGAAAAATCGACATAGGAAACATCAGCGAGTACACCGACGTGCTGATGCAGACCTTCGGCGTGTCGCTTCCGACCGCCGAGGAGCTGCCGGAGGACGATGAGCTGAACGCCGCCGTCGATGCCGTGGCAGAAGCGGCAGGACTCGAAGAAACAAAAAACAGCCAGGCCGAGTAATCGTCGATGTTGACCTCTGGATTTTCAGAGCGACGGTATTACTCGGCTTTCCTTTTGCGCAGGCTTGGCGGCTGACTTTGCGGCAAGTCACGAGCCTGTATGAAAATTATTGCATATGGCATGGATTAGTCAAAAAGGGGGAGGTGGATGATGAGTAGTAAAAACTTCCGCATAGGCCCGAAGATTGTATGCGACGGCGAAGCCGATTTCAAAAAAGCAATAAAGGACATCAATAACAGCATGCGGCTGTTGCGCTCCGAGGCGAAGAAGAACACACAAGAGTTCGCGCAGAACAAAGATCAGCTCGGATATTGCACATCGCAGTACTCGACTCTGAACCGCACTATGGCAGAGCAAAGAGCCAAAGTAGAGTTGATTAAAGACGCTTTAGCAAACGCCACCAAACATTTTGGCGAAAATTCCGACGCCGTGCGCGAGTGGGAAATTCAACTTAACTACGCGCAGGCAGACTTGGTTAAGCTTATAAAAGACGTCAACGACATGGGCGATGAGTGGGACAAGCTCGAAAAAAAATCGGGTCCAAAAACCACACTCGAAAAAATGGCCGATGGGCTTAACAATGTCCGCGACAAAATCGACAAGTTCAAGGACAAAATCAATGTCTTTGGAAAGTTGAAAGATAAGCTGTCCGAGGCCAAAGAAAAACTGAGCATTTTCAAACGGAACACCAACGAAGTCGGAGACAGCCTCGAAGAAGCCGGAAAGAAAAGCATCAAGTTCGGCGACCTTATCAAGGCTCACGTCATAAGTGACATTATTGTCAATGGCTTGAAAAGTGTTGCCTCGGCCTGTAAGAGTATCGCTAAAGGGGTTTTTGATTTTGTCAAGGAATCAGTTTCCGCTTTTGGCGAGCTTGAGCAGAACCTCGGCGGCTCGGAGGCTGTTTTTGGCAGCTATGCCGATGCGGTCGTTGAAAAAAGTAAAGAAGCCTATAAAAACATGGGCGTTGCTCAGAGCGAATACCTCGCGACCGCGAACAAAATGGGCTCGCTGTTCCAGGGCTCCGGCTTGTCGCAGCAGAGAAGCCTTGAGCTGACCACAAAGGCTATGCAGCGCGCGACCGATGTCGCGTCCGTCATGGGTATCGATACATCGCAGGCGCTTGAGTCTATTGCCGGAGCTGCAAAAGGCAACTTCACAATGATGGACAACCTCGGTGTCGCGATGAATGCGACGACGCTCGAAGCTTACGCCGCCGGAAAAGGAATCAACTTTGTCTGGAATAAGGCGTCGAACGCCGAAAAAGCCGAGCTTGCGATGCAGATGTTTTTTGAAAAAACGGAGCAGTATGCAGGCAATTTTGCGCGTGAAGCGGAAAGCACACTGACCGGATCTATCGGCATGACGAAGGCGGCAATGCAGACGCTCAAGGAAAACCTCGGCAACAGCGAAGCCGACCTCGAACCGATGATTATGAATCTCTTAAACTCGGTTAAGGCGGTCGTTAGAAACGCCGCTCCGGTCGTGCAGAATGTTATCAATGCGATTTTAGAGCAAACGCCGTCACTGCTTAACGCAGGCGCGCAGATGGTCAACTCTCTGCTCGACGGTCTTGTCTCCAACCTCGCGCCGATACTCTCCGGCGCGGTTGACGTCGTCTTTACTCTGGTTGACGGAATCGTCGCGAATTTAGATCCTATCATGCAGGCGGCGGTCACGCTCATTGTCGTGCTCGTCGGCGCGCTTGCGGATAACATCGACAAAGTGATAGACGCGGCGTTTACGCTCGTCGACTCGCTTGTCAATGCACTGCTACAGGATGATAATCTTTCTAAAATTCTCAACTCGGCGGTCAGACTGGTGATAGAAATATCGACCGGGCTTATCGCAAATGCTCCGCGTCTTGTTCCGGCTGCATTTCAGCTGATCGGCGGCATCGTCAAAGGACTGTGGGACAACAAGGGCCTTGTCGTGGACGCAATCGTCAAAGTCTGCAAAGCAATACTTGATGGATTCAGAAACTTTTTCGGCATACACTCGCCGTCAACCGTTTTCGCGGGGCTCGGAAAAAATCTTCTCGAGGGTCTGTGGAACGGTATCAAGAACATGAAAGACTGGCTTATCCGAAAAATCAAGTCTCTCGGCTCTGCCGTCACGGAAGCGATGAAATCGGTGCTCGGCATACACTCACCGTCGACCGTTTTCCGCGACCAGATCGGTAAAAACATGGCTCTCGGCGTTGGTGTCGGATTTGAAACCACGATGCGCGATGTCGCGAAGAGAATGACCGACTCCATACCGATGGATGTCGACATCAACGCGACAGGGAATTTCACGGCGCGCCGAGCACAGGCGGCAGTCAGCGGCGGCAATAAGGTCTATAACTTTAATGTCACCATAAACGCCGCAGACGGCGGGGGCGATGTGAGGGCTCTCGCTTCGCGCATCGCCGAGGAAATCTACGACGAGATGCGCAGAAAGGAGCGGGCATATGCCTAAAACTTTCACTTTCAATTCCAAAAAATCGAGCGACCTCGGCCTTGTGGTGCAGGGGGCAACAATCAACAAAACACCGGCGCGACCGTATGATCTGCAAAAGATTCCCGGCCGCGCCGGGCTTTTGATAATCGATTCGAGCATCGACGACCTTGAAAATGTAGAAATCACCTACACCGTCGGCTGCAAAGATATCGCGGCAAACCGCGACGCTATCGCAGACTGGCTTTTCGGCAGTGCGGCATATGCCAAACTGGCGGACAGCTCCGACACAAGCAGCTATCGCATGGCGATCTGCACGAGCGGGCAGGATTGGGACGAGCAGATCCGGAATTTCGGCACGGCGAAGCTGGTGTTCAGCTGCAAACCGTTTCGCTTCCTGACTTCCGGCGATGTCAAAACGACGCTGACGGCGGCGAAAAAAATCACCAATCCGACGGCGTATTCCGCGCTGCCATATATCAAGATATACGGCAGTGGAAACATCACGCTGTCGGTCAACGGCAGTTCTTTTCCGTTTTTAAACATCGGCAGCTATATCGAGTGCGACAGTGCCTTGCAGCTGGTCTATACCGGCGCGACCGGGAAGTCAGACAGAGCCAACTTTGACAGCTTTCCGGTGCTGTCACCCGGGGGAAATGCTATAAGTTGGAGCGGCGGAACCGTGACCAAGGTCGAGATCGTGCCGCACTGGAGGCGCTTATGATACCGATACTTTATAAGCCGGACGCAAAAACCAAAATCGGTTGGCTTGCCGAGGCGAGCGACTGTCAATGCACGGAGGAGCGCAACGGCGTTTTCGAGCTGGAATTTCAATATCCGATGCTCGGCCGATATGCCGCCGACCTTGTCATTGACCGATATGTCAAGGCAAAGCCAAACGCGACCGCCGCAAATCAGTTTTTCCACATCCGCAAAGTGTCAAAGCCTATAAACGGAATGTTTACCGTTAGCTGCGAGCATATCAGCTACGCGCTTTCGGGCTATCCTGTGCCGACGGTCGAAGCCTCGGGCAACGCGCAGGTCGCTATCAACGCCATATTGACCGCCGCAAAGAATCAGCTCGGCAAGGACACAGGCTTTTCCGTGGCGACGACCGATATCACTCTGTCGTCGTCAATCGCACTGACCAATGTCTCGGCGCGCGCTGCGCTCGGTGGAGTGTCCGGCTCCGTCCTTGACGTCTACGGCGGCGAGTACGAGTTTGACAATCACACGATAAAGCTGCACAAGGCGCGCGGCAAAGATCGCGGGGTCAGAATTGCATACGGTCGCAACATGACGGAGTTAAAGTGCGATATCGACATGGACAGCGCATACACCGGCATATATGGCTATGTCAAAAACGACAATGTCGACTTGCACAGCTATAAGGCAGTGACCAACTCAAGCGGCATCAATGCAAAAACGCTGATACGCGACTTTTCGTCCGATTTTTCGGGCGGCGACGGTGAAATCACGCAGAGCGGGCTTGACTCGGCGGTGTCGGCATACGCAGCGGCAAATGACATCAACTCGCCGACCGTGTCAATGACGGTGTCATTTGTGGACTTGTCGCAGTCGCCGGAATACGCGAGTTTTTCCGCGCTTGAATCGGTCAGCCTTTGCGACACAGTGCAGATCTATCACAAAGACCTCAACATCAATATCAAAGCAAAGGTAATTAAAACTGTCTATGATGTCCTCCGCGAGCGGTACACGTCCATTGACCTCGGCTCGCCGCGTGCGAATTTTGCCGACGTCATAAAACAGACGGTCAACGAGACCAAAGACCTGCGCGGTCAGCTTGTCGCGACGAGGTCGGATCTGACGGCGGCATACGAAAAGGCGATAGCCGACGCAACGGCGGCAATCACCGGGAACAGCGGCGGATATGTCCGACTCAACCCGTCGCAGAATCCGCAGGAAATTTTAATCATGGACACGCCGGACATCTCGACCGCCAAAAACATATGGCGGTTTAATCTTTCCGGCTTTGGTCATTCGTCCGGCGGCTACTCCGGGCCATACAGGACAGCAGTCACGCAGGACGGTCACATTGTCGCTGACTTTATCGACACGGGCATTCTAAACGCGAACATCATCCGCGCCGGCATAATGCAGTCCACAAATGGCGAATTTTCTTTTAACCTCGAAACCGGACACATCGAAGCTTCCGATATCAACATCACTGGCGGCGACATAAACCTTGACGGCGGTCAGTTGTCAATCTTAAACAACGACGGTTACAAAGCAGACTTTTCCGGCGGAGTAGTGGAGCTCTATCAAGGCGCAGGAACTGGCACTGGAACAGGCACAAAATATCTGTTGCTTTACAACTCGCTTATAGGCGGTAAATGGTATGCCACACTCGCAAGCCCGTCATATACGCTCGGCGGCGTCTCGTCCGGCGGGTTTAGAATTGGAACGAGCACCGGCAATGTCTCGGCGACAAGCTCGTGGAACACTGATTTTGCGTTAATTAGCAAAGATAACGCAAGATTCCGCACAAAAGTCGAGGTCAACGAGCCTTTAAGCGTTGCGGCAGGCGGCGACGCCATCGGGTTTATCGCGCATGCGCCAAACGGCGCGAACGATGTAAGCGCGGAGCTTGGTGCTACGAGTGACGCGAGCGCACTGCTGCAAATCGTCAACAACACCAAAGGCACGGTTCCGGCGCGAATTGAAATCTACTCGAGCGGGACAAACGGAAAGGGCATGACTTTAAAGCTTACTTCCGGCGGCGGTTACACCGGACGGCTATTTTTAGACACCACCGGACTGTATGCCGAATTTAACGACAGCGGCGACTACAAAAAACTCGCTTAGGGGGCTATTATGACAAAATCAGAAATCGAACAGAAAATCGCAGATGTCAAAGCGCAGGGCGACGCCTTGCAAAAACACAACGCGCAGCTGATACAGCAAATGGAGGTCAATAAAGTCGAGCTTGCCAAGGTTTGCGGCAAAATCGAGCTACTGTCCGAAATGCTCTCAGAGCTCGAAAAAACGCCCACAGAGGGCGAGAACGGGGAGGCGGAAAAAGATGCAGACAAGAACGATAACGGTTGATTATGCCCGCCCACGTGGCTACGACGTAGGCTATCGCGCGGAAAATAACTTTACTGTGCTTGCCTTGCCTGTGCCCGAAGAGCTCGAGGGAGCGGACAGCTACAGAGTCTACTTTGAGTCGACGGTCGGCGAGCATTTGCAAACCGAGCTACTGACTCCTACGGACGGCTATGTGACGGTCAAAATAACGAGCGATATCGTGCCTGAACCCGGCAACATGGCAGCGCAGCTTGTCGCTTTTGCGGACGGCGAGAAAGTCGGCTATGCGCCTGTGATAACGGGCACTGCAAAGGTGTCAATCCCGGACGGCACAGAGCGGTTGAGCCATAGCCTTGCCGCCGAAATCGCGCTTAACACTGCTGCACGGCATTCGCACGACAACAAGGCGGTGCTTGATAAGTTTGCCGAAACCGACGGCAAGCCGACCTATGGCGGCGAGGCTTTAGGCGGTGGCGGAGCGTCAACCGCCGAAGGTGTCAGTTATACCAACAAGCAGTTGCCGAATGTCGCAAATGTTAAGATGGCACTCGACGAGCTTGTTCCCAAATCTCACAGCCACGATAACAAAGATACACTCGACGAGCTCTCTGTCTCAAACGGCAAACTCCAATATAACGGCTCTGATGTCGGCTTAAAGGGCGATAAGGGTGCAGACGGCAAGACTCCGGTCAAAGGTACTGACTACTGGACGGAGGCAGACAAGGCAGAAATAGTCAACGACACTCTTGCCGCCCTGCCAAAGTGGACGGGAGGTAATTATTGATGGCATACGACAAGGTAGTTGACTCCGCCGCGCTTGACGCAGCTATGACCTACACAGCTAACCGCATCCGCAACAAGACAGGTGGCACTGACCAGATAACATGGGACTCCGCCAAAGGTTTTGGCAACGCAGTTGACGCTATAGCCGGTTCAGACGAGGATGCAATAATCCAGCGCACCATATCGGGCACATATTCAAATGACCGTATAACGACGGTCGGAGCGTGCGCATTTTTAGGATGTCAGGCTCTTACAGCGATTGATTTGCCTAATGTCACCCAAGTTAATCGCAACGCTTTTGAATCGTGCGTTCGGCTGTCGACAATAAATCTTCCCAAAGTCACCGCGCTTGACAGAGGTGTTTTTACAAATTCTGCAATACAACAAGCAAATTTTCCTTTGGTGACAACAATAGGAGACAACTGTTTTTACACCGCAAAGCATCTGATATCTGCAAATCTACCACTTGTTACCAGTTTACCGATTGACTCTTTTCGCCTTTCGACAATTCAGACAGCTGATTTTGCGGCGATAACAAATATAAACCGAACGGCGTTTACCGACTGTACATCCCTTGAAACGCTCATTATCCGCACTCCGTCTATTTGCGTGATTTCCGACATTTCGATTGCGTTGCGTGGAAGCAAGATAGCAGCGGGCACGGGGTATATTTATGTGCCGGACAACCTTGTTGACAGCTACAAGGCGGCGACAAACTGGGTTGCTCTTGCAAATCAAATTAAGCCGATTTCGGCGTTGGAGGCGAGCACATGATAAAAACAGAGACCCGGGCAAACGGGCTTATCTACACTTACAGCGATGTCGGCAAGAAAATTCAAAAGGTCGGTACAGACGAGATATATGACACCGCCATAGATTTGCCGAATGCCGGATATACCTACGCGGAGACCGATACGGACAGCGAAATAACCGCCGAAGAGGCGCTGAACATAATCACAGGAGGTGCGGATATATGACGCGAGCAGAAGCAAAAGCTTATCGCAACAAGATAGATGGCGTGTTGACGAAGGTCACTACGGACGCAGAAGCTTTGGAGTATGCAGAGCTTTATCCGCTTTGGAGCGGGTATATCGATTATGCTGTCGGCAGTATAGTCCGCAGACCGAGCGGGCTGTATAAGTGTTACAACGCGATATCCGCCAATCCCACATGGTTGCCGGAAAATACGGCTGCACACTGGGAGCCTATCACGGTCGGCGAGGACGGCACGATTGATAATCCTATTACAGCGGCGGCTGGCATGAGGTATTTCAAGGACAAGTACTATCTCGACGGTGGCAAAATTTACAAATGCATACGCGACGACAGCAACGGTCAAGGCACTATCTTGCAGTATCTTCCATCGCAGCTTGTGGGCATTTACTTTGAGGAGGTGACTACATGAGCGGTGTAAACATCTTCTTGACGATTCTTAGTGCGTGCGGGACTATATGCGCAATAATCTTTGGCTATATCGCCTATAAGCGGAACGGCAAAAGTGACAACAAAGACGAGGGCAAGAAAGATGGTGTCGTTTTAACGGAACTCGGATACATCAAAAGTGGCGTTGATGACATCAAGAGAAAGCAGGAAAAGCAAGATGACCAGATAGGAAAGGTGGTCGAACGGCTGAGTTCTGTAGAATCGTCCGCCAAACAGGCGCACCACAGGATCGATACGATCGAACAGCAGCTTTATAAAAAATAAGGAGGTTATTT